AGAATTGAGACCGAAAGTATTCAAGACCATTTCTGCCTACAGGAATATGAATTTAGACAATGACAAAATGATTGAACACTTGACGAATGATATATTGGAAATATTTCTTGGCAACATAGAAAATCATTAGGATTATTTTGGACAACATACTTAAAATATACTACGTCATCTTTGTATTCATATGTGCATATGCTGTAGTTCAGGTTGCAAACATGGAGCATACCTATATCAGCGAATGTTGTAAGTCAAAGTATAGGCAGATAGTAGATAAAAATAATGACACAAGGTTTTGGTGTCTGGATTGCAAGATGTGGTGTGATATTGAAAAACAATAAGCCAGTCAACTGGACTAATAAATTCAATAAACTGTTTAGGAAGCGACCCTATGGTGAAATCAAAGAAGAAGGCTACAGAAGAAGAAACGCTGAAGCTATTAGAAACAAGAATGAGTATATTAGAGAACAGCTATCTTAAATTAAGGGCATTTGCAATGGACTTAGAGAAAAGGATAAAAAAGGAGATATAATGGGTAGAGCAATTGATATGGAAAGAGACCTTGACATTCTGAGGTCAAGAGTAGATAAGATTGATGCAGCCTTGGAGAAGGTAATCAATGTAGTTGATGAGCTACAGAATAAAGGAACAGATGATAGTAAGAAGCAACATAAGAGCAAGACAAAGAAAGAGTCAGCCAAAGAGAGTGTATAAGTGTGAGCTTTGTGATAAAGCTTACCTAAACTATCCATATGAACTCACCTTTGTATCTTTTGTAGGCACAGAAGATAAGACATATATATCTTGCAGAAAATGCTCATACAAGGAAGCATATGGGACAAAGGGCATGGTAGATAAAATGAAGGAAAGAACGATTGAAGAAGAAGCCAACTAAAAAAGAATTTGAGACAGTCATATCAACTTTAATTACACATGTTCGTATGCTTGAAGAAAAGGTTTCAGCATTAGACAACATGTTTGGAATATATCTACGATACAAACAAGAGGACGAAAGGTTTCAGAAGTTTATTCATGAAAAGCTTGAAGAAAATATAAATAAGAGTGAAGATGAGAGGGCTGAGTAAGGAGCTTGGCTATGTATATATTACTTCGTCAGGAGATAAATATGTACGAGAAGAGGATGCTATAGGTCAACAAGCACAGATTAATTCTGTGTCGGAGTCAAAAAAATATATTAAAAGGAGAAAAGAAGTGGACGCAAAGAAGGTACTTGAAATATTAAGTGAGCATGGTTGGGGACTTTATTATAAAGCAAACCCAATACATCAGCTTTCTGTTCAAGACTCTGTACCCATATTCTCTGTTAATGCTGTGAATGAAGAAGAACTTTTGGAGGCTCTTATCGGCACTCAGGAAGGTGACAATACATGGCATTCAGAGACAGATTCGACTCCATAGAAGATTTTGACGATTGGCTATTGGGGTTTTACGAAACAAGAATAATTGAATTTATGGATGGACTCGGTGAGTATACTGACTATGGTACTCTCATTACCCCATCACTTATAAAAACTACGATGAAGAGATATACGGAGCTATTGGGAAAGAAATATGTTGTTGATTGGAAACTGCCTTGACAAACTAAAAGAAATTGATTCGGGGATTGTACAAACATGTGTAACATCCCCACCCTATTGGGGACTGAGAGACTACGAAGACGATGGTCAACTCGGACAAGAGAATACTCCAGAAGAATTTGTAGAAAACCTTACTGAAATATTTATGGAGGTGCATCGTGTTCTTAGAGATGATGGGACATTCTGGCTCAACATCGGAGACACGTATTTTGGGGGAAAGGGTGGACATTGGGATGGTGGCAATTCAATAACAGCTGATATCAACGGAACAAAGTACAGAGAAAGCAGGAAAGCCCCTCCCAAACACCCTTATCTAAAAACAAAAGACTTGGCTGGTGTACCTTGGATGTTGGCACGAAATTTGCAAAAGAAGGGATGGTATCTACGACAGGATATCATATGGCACAAGCCAAACCCAATGCCAGAGGCAGTAAATGATAGATGTGCAAAATCCCACGAGCATATCTTTTTATTCTCAAAGAAAAAGAAATACTACTTTGACTATGAGGCAATAGCTGAGTCCTCAAGGAGAAGAACAGATGTATGGACATTGAATACATCATCCTTTGCTGGTGCTCATTTTGCAGTATTCCCAAGAGAAATACCTGAGAGATGCATTAAGGGAGGGAGCAGAGAGGGAGATATAGTCCTTGACCCTTTCATGGGTAGTGGCACAACTGCCTACGTAGCTCAACGATTATCACGCAAATGGATTGGTGTGGAACTTAACCCTACCTACGCAGAAATAATCAAAAAAAACGTAGCACAGACGGAGTTATTTTGAATAGCAGGTCAAAATATGAAAGAAAAGAAGCGAGAAGAAAGAGAAAGCTTGAAAAGAAAAAGCAAGAAAAACTTTCTAAGCTTATTGATAGGACAAAGCACACAACAGAAGAGCTTAGGGCAAAGGCTGAAAGACAGGCTAACAGGTCAAGAAAAAGAAGGCATAAGGAATCAATAAAAATTAATGTTGGGTTTGAGTACAAGGATAGGCACAAGTGAAAGAAGACAATATAAACCATCCCAAGCATTATACAGTTGGAGATATTGAATGCATTGATTACATTAATGCACATGATTTTAATTACCTCGAAGGGAACATAATAAAGTATATCACAAGATATAGATTCAAAAACGGAGTTGAGGATTTACGCAAGGCTGAGTTCTACTTGCGTATGCTAATTGAAAGGGAAGAAGAGTATGCAGACGGAGATGAGACTTGAAAACATAGTTCTCGGACAGGCAATCAATGAGCCTGCTCACATTGACGAACTCGCACAATATGTCCCCACTGGGGATGTTTTTGTTCAGGGACGAGCAAGAAGACTGTGGGAAATTGTTGAAGGGATGCATAGGAACAAGAAGCCGATTGACCTACTTACAGTTACATCAGTTCTCACTACCTATGACGAAGAAGAAGGTGTTGACAATTTATATATCGTAGATGTAACTACTGCAGCTACCTTTGGTGTAAAATCTGAATACCTAACTCATGCAAAATTGATGTATGAGAAATACCTATTGAGAAGGGTATTGTCAGAAGCACAGAAGATAGAGTCTTTAGCCAAGCATAACTCAGGAAAGGTATATGAAGCAATTGAAGAGGCTCATAAACACCTTGGACAAATATTAGAATTAAAGCCTGATGAACATTTTTCTATTGATAAAGAGCTTGTATTTGCCATAAATTCTATCACCGACAAAGAATCTCTTTTGGTAAAGACAGGCTACGATGCAATTGACAAATTTGCAGGTGGACTGACCAAAGGAGAGGTAACAATTATTGGGGGTCGCCCAGGTCATGGAAAGACCACCTTTATGATTAACTTACTTTCTCGAATGATTCACTCTGGACTCCGTATAGCATTCTTCAGTAGAGAGCTACCCAATAGTGAACTGTTGAAGAAACTCCTCACTCTCGAATCAGGTAAGTTATCATATGGGATGGTACGTAAGGGAATCTTTGAACAAAGCGACCTCCAAGAACTTTCATACATCAAGGACAAGATAGAGGAGTGGTACTCCAAGGAAAGATTTGTTATGTTTGATAATATAAGAGACTTCCCAGCAACTGCAAGTGAGATTAGAAAGTTCAAGCCAGATGTGGTCTTTGATGATTATCTACAATTGATATCTCCTCATGGTAAATTCCAAGAAAGAAGATTACAACTTGAACAGTTGGTCAATGACTACAAATGGATAGCAAAGGAAATGAAATGTGCATTGGTGATTGCATCACAACTCAACAGGGCAATTGAAACAAGGCATAACCCTGTACCACAGCTCTCAGATTTGGCAGAGAGTGGAGCAATTGAGCAGGTGGCTGAGAATGTATTCTTTGTATACTACCCACACAAAGTAAAGCCAGACAAATCTAAGGATAATATTATAGAAGTTCGTGCATCGAAAGTTCGCTATGGTGAGACA